TTTCCCATAGGATATCTATTATGTTTATATTTATATCTATGTTGTGTAATTCTTTGATTAAAGTATTTATATATTTTTCATGAATTTGTTTTAAATTATTTATCAATATGAATGCTTTTTCCCCAGGGTCTTCAATTAGTACAAAACTATCATTGTTACACTGTATAGTGCAACTTGTTATCAACTTTATATTGTATAAATTACAAGATTCTTTTATTTTTTTAGATGATCCACTAATTGGATCTAGATATAGTGGAAATGAAATTTCTATTTCTTCTTTTGGAAATAGCTCCCTTATAATTCTTATATTTGTTATGGCATTTTCTTCACTATTTGCCATAATTGCCCAATCTCTATGTTTCATAATTTTCCTTTCTATGAATTACTTTAATCTAATATTTAATATATATAGATAACTATCTGATTATTATGTATAATTATGACTTATAATATTTAGTTATTCATAAGGACAAACTAATAGAATATAGAGGAGTTTGGGTAATTACGTATTTTAAAATAGGGAGGAAAGTTCATGGCGAATATAAGTCCTGGCGTTTATACCAAAATAATTGATTTATCTGAATATGTACAGAATGTACCCAGCACAATTGCATTTATGCCAATTGTATCTGAGTATGGAGAAGATAATAAATTGATTGCAACAAATGGTAGAGATTTTTATGTTGATTTCGGTGAACCTAATATTAACTATGGTGGTTCAACAGCTAAACAATTTAGTCAGGGAAAGTATGTTGCTTCTTCTTTCCTAAAAGAATCTGATCAGTTATATGTTATAAGGGTTGTATCTGATAATGCAACATATTCTAATTTGATTCTAAAAGTGGAAACCGCTGGTGAAAGTGGATTAGGAACCGACGGTACTTCTGATGTTACTGTTACTTGGGATTTGTCAACTTCTACAACTAACGCATTAGATACCTTAGTAAATATAAATTCAAATCCTGAGAACGGTTTAGTAATTTATGGTGTAGGTCGTGGAGAATGGTACAATAATTTCGAGATAAGCATTTCTCAACATGCCAACCCTGAAAAAGCTGGAGTGTATATTTTAGATATATATCAGAAACAAACAGATCCCGATCCTGATACTGGATTAGATCAATTTGAAATTATCGAAACTTATGAAGTTTCTTTTGATTACCGAGATGTAGATGCTTCTGGTGATTCAATGTATATAGAAGATGTTATAAATAGATTTTCTAGATATCTAAGATGTAAAGCAAATAAAGATGTTCTGTTAGTTGCGGATTCTACAGACAGTGCTGATTTCTCGCAGCCATTCATCTCAGGAGCGATTCGTTTAGATGGTGGTACTTCTGGTGATCTTATTGCTTCAGATGGCTCTATCGATGAGACAGAAGGTAATTCACTGCTAATTAAAGCTTATACAGGAACATTAGTTAGAGCAGATGGAGAATATCTAACAGAAGTACTAGATTTGGATAACATTTATTTTAGTATCGTATTTGACGGTGGATATAATACTGATGTTAAAACAAATGGTATTTGGACATTGGTTCAGACTCGAAAAGATTGTATTGCTGTAATTGATAATGGAGATAACTACACAGTTAATCAGTCTATTGCTGCTCGTGAAAATGATCATACCTTTAACACTCGTTATATGGCAATGTATGAACCATATTCAAAGATTTTTGATGCATGGACAGGAAGAGATATTTGGATAACACCTGTTTATCATATGGCTAATATTATTCCATATACTGAGAATGTTTCTGAATTATGGTCAGCTCCGGCGGGTTTTAATCGTGCTACTATCGCAACTATTAAAGAACTTAGATTCTCTCCTTTACAGGGTGAACGAGATAGATTATATTTAAAACAGATAAATCCGATTGTTAAGTTCAACGTTGGATACACTGTTTGGGGACAGTTGACTACACAGAAACGCCCCACCGCACTTCAAGATTTCAACATTGTTCGATTAGTACTCTATATTAAACGTGCTCTTGAACAATATTGTAAGTTCTACATTTTTGAACAAAATGATACCACCACTTGGTCTGCGGTTTCAAATGAAGTAAATGCGTTTCTAAAAGTTATACAAGATAAACGTGGATTATATGGATACAGTGTTACTGCCGATGCAAGCGAATATGAAATTAAGGCTAAACAGTTTAGGTTGGATGTTTCTCTAAATCCTACCCGCGTCGTAGAGCAGATATCATTGAATTTATATATAAAATAATTTTCTTACAAGTTGAAACTAGAGCTTCCAGAATATCGGAAGCTCTAGTTTCACGTATTGTATAACTCAAATTTTATATGCCCACAATCCCATATTCGTTTATATCCTTGATTTGCTCTTAAAATATATTCTGGAATATCTACAGGGTCATCTTTGGTTTTTCTCAAATTAAATCTATGAATTCGTATCCTATGCGATGTATCTACATACCAATATTCCGGTCTAGATAGATGAACAAATTTAAATCCTAATTTAGTATATAAATTTCCTACAGACCATCTGAAATCTGCATAACTAAATATAGTTTTCCAATCATAGTTCCTTTTGAAAAATTCCAGTAATTTTCCCGCACCACCACGAACAGAATAATCATGATTGGTAGAAAATCTTGAAAGTTCCCATATGAGTTTATCAGTTGGGTTCCCACCTCTAGAAATATTTCCTCTTCCAAAAGTACAAACCGAAACCAATTCATTTTGAAAAAATAACCCAAGTTTTATTACAGATGTATCTTGACCTTGTATATGGTATTTATTTAAAAATTCGTTTTTTATATTTGCAGATATTTCCTTAACTATACACTCCCTTGCATTAATCTTTTTTGAATTTGAAGATCCTATAATATTAAGAATTTTATTTTTTACAATGTCTTGTTTATGAATCCACTCATCTTCAAAAATATGAACCAGTCTAACTCCTTTATTTTGACATTCTAACGTTTTATATAGATGATAGTTGTTATCTTTTTGAATTTCATCATTATGCCAATATAATCCATTGAATTCTATAGCTATAGATTTATCAGGAAGATATAAATCCAATTCTAATGGAATATTTATTTTGCTTCTTATTAGTCCATTATAACTTTGAACAATATTTATCAATGGATTGCTAGATTTGATAAAATCATATATTTCTACTTGGGGCTTAGAATTCTTAATATATTTTGGATGACATATAGGACATTTGCCCCACCCGAGAGATAAGTTATACCATCGGTTTTCGTATATCTGATTACATTTTAAACATCTTATTTTAGCTAAAGTTGAATCTGATGTTACTTCATCTATATTTATAAATTCTACATCTAAAGTTTTTTGATATTTTTCTATTCTTTCTTTTAATTTTTTTATAATGATTATTTTGTTCTTTTCTTTTACCGCTTTACTTTTTTGTGAACATCCAGCATGATATTTTCTATATCCTTCTCTCATACTTATAAAAGATAAACCGTATTGTCCGCATACTGAACATAATTGTGTATTTGGATCTTTTATAATATATTTATCGTAATAATCCTGTGCTGTTATATCATGGCTTTTTACATGTTTTGCTAAGTAATCTATGCTTTCCATAATTTCACCACATATCTGACATTGATATATATTATTATGATCTATTTTGTCAATTTTTTCTTGTTTTATCGATTCTCTTTTTATGGCATTTTTCTTTTTCTGAGTTTCAGATCTGCGTAGTGTAGTTTCTGGATTGTGTAGAGATTTTTTAGTTGACTCATAATTGTCTATAGAAGCACAAGTTGTACAACAATATTTATGGTATCCTTTTTTCATAGAGATAAGAGTACATCTATTTATGCATCCAACTCTTTGACATTTATGAGCATTTGAATCTATATACGTATCGTAATACTGTTCCGGAGTAATATCAGGATGGGTATACATAAGATGTTTACCCATATGTGAAAACTCTTTGCCACATATTTTACATAACATTTACCCTCTCTTTCAACATTGTAGTTTCCAACCTCGGATACGCAAAATTATCTTACGCACCCGAGGTTGGATTATATGTTATTTTGTAGAAATATTTAGAAATGGAACTGCTCCGCCTCCACTATATGTCGGAAGTTTTCCATCCCATTTTGTTATGGCCGTATATGATACTAATTCCGATGTTAAAGACCGGGCAATAATTTGATTAGCTTGTGCCTGAGCATTAGCTATCATAATAATTGCATCCGCGTCTCCCTTTGCTTTAGCAACCTTTTTATCTGCCTCTGCTCGGGATTGTCTAACTTCCTTCTCAGTACGAATGGCATTTTGGGTTGCTGAGATTTTGTCGGCAATGCTCTTTTTAATCGATTCGGGAGGTTCGGGCGAACCAATTAAACCAAATTGCACTACTGTAATTCCATATTGTTTTAATGATTCATTAAGTTTGTCTTTGACCGTGTTTACCAGATAAGTCTTCTTTCCTCCAAGAACATCTTCTACTGATAAGGTAGATGCTACCTCGTTGAAATAATCTCTAGCTACATTTCGAAGAAAACCGTGGGTAAATCCATCTATATCACTTAAACGAAATTTTGAATAGAATTTTGGAATATACTCTGGAGAGATCTGATAAGACAATGAAATATTTGCCGAGATTTGTTGTCCATCTGAATTAAATGTTAAAGATTCGTCAATAGGATGTCCCTCATCTAATTTAGATGTCCAAACCACAGTCTGAACAAATACTGGATATTTTATAATTTTTGTTGTAAGAGGATTATAGAAAACCCAACCAGTAACAATGGGAATATTTGATACTCCGCGTCCAGAACCGGCCAAATTAATTTTGATACCCGTATATCCGGCATCAACACGAGTAACGACACAACCATATCCACAAAATGCTATCATCAAAATAATGACCATTAAAACTGTTTCTTCATAACTTCCTCCTCTTGTTGTAGGTTAGAAAAACCATTTCTCTATAAGCGTTTTGATGATCCAAATAGTCGTTCCTACACACACCATAATAATTATTATACCACCTGTCAACGCAAAATCACTAGCCATATTTAAAAATGAAATTCCAAAATTTGTTCCGTATAATCCCAATAGAAATAGTAAAACAACAATACAGCCTTTTACATAGGTTTTAATTATGCTATATTTAATATTTTTGTTTACTTCTTTTTTTACAACCGGCTGCTCCGTAAAATCGGGATCGTCTCTCATTTAAAATTTCTCCTTTCTTTTATTAAATTTTTTCAACCCAATTGTTTAAATCATCTTCTACATGACTCAACACTTTAAATACTGTATTATTTATTTTTACAGTCATGGTATCATGAAAATGACCACAATACCATAATGGTGGATTATATTGTTCAAATACAGTTTGTAATGCTATATTGCTTGGTTCATTATGTATAAAACCAGCAATATTTTTAAATTCATTTGTTTTCATAACACAACTAGGTAATGTATGAGATATAACAATATCTATATTTATATCTGGAAGATTATATATGTCTTTTTGTGTTATAGTTTCTTGTGGCCACCATGATACTCCTAATAATCTAGAATTTTTATCTATGGATTCTGCACCGCCTATAAATAATATCGTTCTATCGTCTGGAAGTTTTAAAATTGAAGCTCTAGGCATATAGAACACATTCTTCATTAATTCTATAGGAATTTGTCCATAGTGATTAACTTTTGATTCTAAATCATCATGATTTTCATGGTTTCCATCACAAAAATATATTTTGGTATTGTTTGTATAAATTCCATATTGATCAAATGAATTTCCAGTTCCGTCAAATAATACGGAATTATGATAATGAGGCCACCACCCAAAATCCCCACATTGAATAATTATATTTGGGTTTGTGGTTGATATAAACTTATTTAGATTATTCCACATCCCATGTATATCTCCACAGACATATATTTCATTCATTGTATTCCTTTCTTTTTAAAATATCTATATTTAATAATAGTGAATATAGTTAATATCCCAATTATATTTGACAAAATATTTGTGATAATCAAAGATAAACTATGAATATTAAACCCATACCACATGAACCAGCAATTTGCATGAAATGATATTATCCACATCGATATTGATATATCATCAGATGTTTTTCTTTTGTGTAATTTAATTAGTTGTGGAATATATGCAACACTATATGAAAATCCTACAGTTATCATTATAAGTTCTATCATGAAATATCCTTTCAAATGAAACTTAACAATAAGAGAAATGAAACAATTAGGAGTTGAGGGCCAGATTGCTCTGGCCCTGAGATTATCTGACTACCCATTCCATAATAATGGGCAGGCTGATGAACAATGCTGCTATGGATACTGCACCCAATATTACAGCACCCAATCCTCTAAGAAATGTCTCTCCGTCGTGTAGGTCGGACGGGGGTTCATAA